CTAGGCACTCAGAAAAAAATGCTGGTAAAATTCCCTGTTTGGGAGTACCATAATACACAGTTAGGTTTTTCATTGCAGTTAAATTCTAACACAAAAAAGGACTTTCGATTCGCAAAAATCGAAAGTCCTTTTTTGTGTTCATGGAGCTATTATTTCACAGCCCCTTTTTAAGATCCGAATATTTTATTGATATCATCCGCCGCCTTTTCTCGCATTTCATCGGTGTAATGGATATATACTCTTTCAACGGTAGTGATGGTATCGCCGAGAAGGCTAGCTACCGTCTTGATATCCATACCGGAAGATAAGAGCCTGGTGGCGTAGGTATGGCGGAAGTCGTGCATGGTGTGATTTGGTAAGATCTTCCTCACGATGGCTGTGAGCATTTCACCGTGTCGGTATCGCGTGAGTCGACCATGGAAGTACAAGACGCGATGCTCGCGGTATTCATCCAAGGCACGAAGGAGGCAGGGAGGAGCAGGGACTGTGCGGCAGGAGTTCTTCGATTTCATCCTACGGATACCGAGCTCATTCTTCCCGACACGGGAGAGCTGCTTATTGAATGTGATTTGATGGGACTTGAAATCGATATCCCCCATAGTGAGAGCCAGCACTTCCCCGACACGGGCGCCCGTGTATGCGGCAATGTACATGAGGATCCATAGTTCCAGGTTCCGCGCATGCAAGGTATCTAAGAGATGGGAAATTTCCTCATGCGTCATAGTCCGCAGCCGTGCTCCCCCTGCAGTGTCCATGCGTGGCTTATAGATAAGGTCTGCGATAGGGGATACTCCGATGACACGATAACGGACCGCTTCCCGAAAGAGGTGCTTCATATACCGTGCCCAGCTTACCTTTGTACGTTCGCCGTATGGGAGAGTTTGGAGTCGCGTAAAGATATCCGCATACGTGATATCTGTCATGGGCTTATCCAGAAGAGGACCGGCGATATCAGCCAGCCACTCATAGATAAGCAGCGTATTCGGAGCTAACTCTTTCCGCCATGAGATATAGAGCATAGAAAACTCACGAAGCGTCATCCCCTCGTTCATGGGATCGATATCACCGATCTTCTTTACTTCTGCCAGCAGCTTTTCCTTCTCCTTATCAGAAGCTGCCTGAGAGCGCAAGGCATAGCCTCCCTTGGACTTCTGCTTCCATTTCCCATCCCGATCCCGGTAGGAGAGGATCAGCTGGTAGCTCGCCCCGCCATTCGTCTTCGCCCGCTTGCGGATGATAAATTTGTAATTCAGTTCCATTAGAAAAACCTCCGTTCATTGGAAACAGAGGCGGTACATGGTATAATACAGTTGTAATCCGCCTCAATGCTTGGGGACATTACACGCCAACGGGAGACTGCCATCTCCATCGGCACAGCCGTATCCATACGAATGTATGGGTACGGCTTTTTAACATGGAAGAAGAGAGTTAGAATCTTCTGAAATTTACGAAGATGATATTTCCGCCCTTTTTCAACACGAGGAGCTTCAGCGAAGAGACGGAAGTCAAGGTAGTGATCCACCTCTTCCTTTCCGGCGGGTGATAGTTTGTGGTATTTCTTGATGTGCTGCTGCTCGTCTGGAGAAAGTTCCTGCATTGAATGAGAAGATACAGAGGAGTTTCGTTATAATCGTGATGTCGGAATAACCTACTAGAAAATTCGTGCGATTTGTGCGGGCGGTTGCCAATTTATTTCTTTTCGAGGGAAATCAGACGCGCATCCGCTTCCAGTTCTGCTAAATCTTCGCGGTCGGCGGCAGCAGCATCCGACTTCTTACGTCGTGCGTCGAACGCCGTATAGATATCATTCACGCGCTCTTCCATCTGGCGGCGGGACACCTTGCCCGATGATGCGAGCAGCGGGACATCATGATCCTCGAGGAGCTTGTCCACAGAAGAACGCCAGAAAGGAAGCGTCAGATCCTTGCGGCGCTTTACACGGAATTCAGCGCTTTCAAGGAAGATGGTCACCAGTCGGTTCAGCGTATCCAGTTCATCTGCTGTGAAATAGTTCTTGGCGGTATAGATATCCTTGCGGCGCACGATGCTTCCCTGCCAGGAGGTCAATGCCATATTCGGCTGCGAGGCGTCTGCGCGAGAAAGTATCAGCTCTGCGGCTGTCTTGCCGGTGACACCGTAAATCAGCTTGTTCTGCGTTTCGGCAAAGAAGAGCATGGTTGCCCGGTCGGTCTTGTCATAGTCAGAAGACAGGGCGAAGAGGTCGCGAAGCTTCTGATAGAACCGTTTTTCACTGGCGCGGATATCCCGAATCTTTGCGAGGAGTTCATCGAAATAGTCCGGACGTCCATCGGGATTCTTCAGGCGCTCGCTATCGAGGATGAAGCCTTTCTGCAGGTATTCTTTTAATGTGGAATTCGCCCATCGGCGGAACTGCGTGCCTCTGGGAGACCGCACACGGAACCCGACGGCTAGTATAACGTCAAGGCTATACAAGGCAACCGGTTTATCAGAATTAGCAATATTCATAAAATGAATATTGCTTTTCTCATCCAACTCACCATCATTGAGAATATTAGTAATATGCTTTGAAATAGTAGGTTGTTGACGACCAAATAGCTCCGCCATCTGCGCCTGCGTACACCACACAGTCCCATCCTTGGCAAGCAAGCTCACATTGGCCTCGCCGTCGTCGGTGTTATAAATAATTAAGTCATCCATGAAATACTCCTTTCACTATTTTGCGCCAAATCACACCTAGACCATTTCCGTGACCTCACGAAAATGGTGGGGATTTATCATCACCTGTTAGAATCTTCTGAAATTTACGAAGATGATATTTCCGCATCTTTTTCAACCCGGGGAGCTTCAGCGGAGAGACGGAAGTCAAGGTAGTGATCCACCTCTTTCTTTCCGGCGGGGGATAGCTTGCGGTACTTTTTGATGTGCTGCTGCTCAGCGGGAGTGAGTTCCAAAAGAATTGAATCAGTTTGAATCTTATCGAGAAGAGAAAGGCTATCCGCTGAAATGCCAAGCCCTTGGCAGATTTTGAAAACGTTATCGCAGGCAGCTCCGCCTACGTTTTTAAGGATGGATAGAAGCGTGCTGTATGGCATATCAATTTTCTTGGCGAAATCCTTCAATGAACCATTGTCAGAAATCAGAGACCTTAAATAGTATTCACGAGTCATATAAAATCACCTCTTGCCCATAGAATATCATAATTAAAACGAAATAACAATATTAAAAACGAAAAACGATTGACAAAAAACGATTAATCGGTTTATTATAAGGACAAACAAAACGATATATCGTTTTCAAAGGAGGTGATAATAATGTACGAAAACTTGAATATCGAAATGGCAAGGAATAGATGTAATATCCTTCAGCTGTCGGAGAAAACCAAGATTAAATACCAGACGCTGGTAGGAAAGGTAAGGGGAGACTCCCAGTTTAAATTCGATGAATGTTTAGCAATTAAGCGTGCATTACATAGCGAAATGCCGCTGGAGGTTCTTTTTATGCACAAATAAAACGATATATCGTTTTGTAAATATTTCCGGCGGCTATGAAAACCCGTTGGGGAAAGGAGGAAGCCATGCCACACAGTGAAAACCTGTTTTCCCAAAAAGAAGTGGCAAAGAGATGGGGATGTGACACATCAACCATCGCCCGCCGAGAGAAAGACGGGTTGATCCAGAGGGCGCTCGCCATCCCGGGCGTATGGTACACCCGAGCCTCCGTCGAAAGGGCGGAAGGCCTGGAAGGGGACGAGAGCCCCATGAGCCCTTTTGAAAGAAGGCGTCTCGAGAAAAGGATCCGCGAGCTGGAGAAGAAAGTATCCGGCTATGAGGATCAGTTCTATTTCCTTTCGGACGCCATGGAAAGAGTGAAGAAGATGATGAATTGAGGTGAGAAGAGTGGATGAAGTCAGAAAAGAAAGTCGTCTGATCGTAGACGCGAGCCTTTTTCAGGATGCAGCCTTTGTGATCGGAGAGCTGCTGCAGTTGATTTCTGAAAATGAAAAGTCCCGAATCGTACTGGAATACGATCCGGGAACAAAGAAGATGGTGGTCACAAAAGATACGACCCGCAACGAGGAAGATGACCCCGGCAGGTATGTAGTCATTGAACGCGATGAATACGAGCTGCTGATTGATTTGTGGAAGAAGAAGTACGGATTAACAGCATAGCAGGAAGGAGGAACATGGAGGAGAAATGACAGAAGAAGAGTTCGTGGAAAGAAAAGAGTCCACCGTGCGCAGCTTGCTCCTGCAGTTGGCGGGAAAGGGGTTCACGGTGGACCAGGTGAGTGAGGTGCTGAGAGCAGCAGCCAGCCTTGCAGGAATGACGCCTTTCACTGAAGGCGTTATCGACGAGTTGAATAAGGGGAACCCGTGGTATTAGGACGTCGGGATAGCTCTTTGAGAATGCGATCATAGGCGCTCTGGTATGTGATGGCGAAGCTTTCTGGCGTTTGGGCAGAAGGTCCTGCGACAGTTATGCGATGCTTCAGCCACTCTAATGCCACGAAGTGCGCCTGCATTTCAAGATCATTCATTGCTTTCACCTCCTTTCTGCTTATCAGTATAGCAGGAAGGAGGAGTGTGGAGGAGAAATGACAGACGAAGAATTGCAAAAAGAACAGAGAAGGGACTTTGAAGCGAGAAGAGATCTCGCATTTAAGCAGTTTGTGTGCGCCCTCAATGAGGGTGATGCAGAGATCTTCGATATCGAAGTAGAGGAGAACAAGGAAGGCGAGGACGTCGCATGGATCTACTTTAAGAGCGGCGAGGTGGAACATGTGAACATTTGCGGCGATACCATTATCACCGCGATCCGCGAGATCCTGGACTGCAAGAGGCTGAAGGGAATGTGAGGCTGCCATGAACGAGTACGAAAGACAGCGAAAGCTGAATGACATGCTTTTTGTCGTCTGCTTGCTTAACCTGGCGGCAGCCGCCGTGAATGTATTTATTATCATTTGCAAATAGCAAGAAAGGAAAAGCCATGGACAAGGAAGAATTGGAAAAGCAGATGAAGCAGATGAACGAGAAGTTCGAAAGGTCCTTCGAGGCCTGGAGGAAGAAAAGGAATACAGCCATCAAGGAAGTGCTGAATGTTTTGGTAGACAGCGACCTCACCTACGAGGAAGCCGTCAATGTATTAGTCGGGTGCCGGACATACCTGCGGCATAACCTGAAGATCGAGAACATCGATCTCCATGTGGAGGAGAGAGAACCATTTTGACAGACGAAGAAGCAAAGACATTAGGAGAGCTTGCCCTGAAAGCGGACATGCTCCGCCGCCAATGCCGAGACATCGAAGAGAAGATGAAAGAGCAGAGAGTAGCCATGAAGAGAACGGTAAAGTACATGCTGGCAGAGCTCGCCATCATCATTGTCCTGGCATTCGCGGCAGGGATCGCTGTATGGAAAGGCTGATAGGAGGAAACCATGACAAGCGCAGAGGCAATCCAGGTCGTCCATCGAATGATGGAGGCCCGCGATCGGGAACAGGAAAACATCGCTGCAGAAAAGCAAAAGGCAGCGAATGCTTTCTGGGAAAAGGTATTTCACGAATTTGCAGTCTACGGGACGGCAGCCCTTGGCGTCCTTGCATACACACTCCTTATGGCGGTGGCACAATGACACTGAACGATATCTTGGCACTCATTCCCATGGAAGACCAGTGGATCTACGTCTTCGATACAGAGGGAAACGAATACTATGAAGGATTCAAAGGGAATCTGGAGCTCAGCGAAGAAGGCGAAGAGCTGATCGTCGGCGGGCTTTATGGGAATGATACTGATACGAAAGATCCAAACTACGGCAGCGTGCCGACCATCGAGATCGAGGTGAAAGCCAATGAGAGGCTGCTGGGTTAAGCTCTGGATGATCGGAGAGCAGCTGTGTCATGTGTCCATTGACCAGTCGGACCAAGACCCCAAGTGGACCATCATGGCAGCGGAGCATATCGCCCGAATGTTGGAGAAGAAACATGATTGACGAAGGAATCATTATTGAATTCATGAAGCACATCAAAAGGCAGCTTTATGAAGAACAGGCTAGAGCGGACAATGCAGACCACGAAGGAAGGACCAAAGACTACTTCTGGCACGCAGGATACATTAGCGCCCTGAAAGAGAGCCTGAAAGAAATCGAAAGGACTACCGGTATCACCGGCGTTTACGGGAAGGAGGAGAGAGCATGCATGACACATACACGAAAGCAGAGCTTGTAGAAAAATTCAAAGAGCTAGAAAAGCGGGAAATTGTACGCGCGAAGCGTGACATGGAGCTGGGAGAAAGCGCCGCTGCCGAGTGGCACCTAAACCGCGCATCCATGCTGAAGGAGCTGATCGCCCTTACCGAGAAGGGGGCACTTTGATGATCTACTACTGCGCACGCTGCGGGAAGCCCATACCGCGAGGGAAAGAAATGATGGAAAAGATGGGCGGCCGCCTTGTGCCGACCCACATGGACTGCCGCGAAAGATACAGCAAGAAGACATTGGATCGGATGATTCACGAAGCCCTGGACAAAGGACCGGGAAATGAACTTCGCAGAAAGATGAGGGGTAGAAATGACTGAGAAAAAAATCGAAGAATACATCGACAGAAAGATCAAGGAAATCAAAAAGGAAACCGAATGTGATGACTGCATCCTGCTCATTGGAAAAGATGGTAAAGGAGAAATGCGCATCGGCATCAACAATGAAGGAACTCTGGTGGTGTGTGCCTATCGTGCGATTGAAGCCTTTGGGGAACTGGGAAAGAACCCATATACCAGACGGACCCTCCTTCTGAGAACACTGACGCAGCATCTCATCAACGAAATCAAAGAGGAATTTGGCGAGAAGGGGATCTCGCCAGAGATCGATGACCTGATCCCAAAGGAGACGGAAGACGATCCGCCTGCTGAAGAGGGCATGGTAAAAAGAATCTCCAAAAGAGGAAAGCCGGAGGCAGAAGATGATCCGTTTGTCGAAAAATAAGAGGTACAAGCTCTTTGAGATCGTCCGCCTCCGGGATAGAGCCCTCTGGGATGTCTATGAAAGAATGCTGGGCGTCCCGTATCCGGCGGGGAGAACCCACGTCCATCATGTTATTCCCGTAGCTTCCGGCGGAGAAGACGTCGCAGAGAATCTCATCACCTTAGACCCGAAGACCCACTTCTATGTATTTCACAACGGATTCGGGAGTGTGGATAAAGAATGGCAGAAAATCGCCCAGAAGTATCTAGCGAGCAAGGAGATCAAGGCGTGGCACGAAGAAAGAGAAGCAAGTTTGACAGCCCTATACCAGACTGCAGAAACTACCCGTATCAAGAAGATCCGGAAGAACTGCTTGCCAGAGAAAAGACCAGGCTTCAAATACTAAGAGAAAACAATACGATCTGCCCAGTATGTCATAGGGGCATGAAGCACACCTGCCATTGCCCCAAAGAAAAAGCGGCCGTCTGTGAAGAACATTGTGAAACGTGTGAATACCACGTACCAATGACAGCGGCCAGCAATGGGAAATGTTTGTACACGAAAAAGCCGCCTGCGGGAACAGGCGGCGAAGGGTGAAAGATAAATTCACGTTTTTCTATATGAGAGTATATCACGCCCTTCATAAAAAGTCCAGAAAAGCAAGGCACAAAGGGGATTTTCCGTCCCCTTTGCCCCCTTGTTAAGGCTATTATTTGGAGGACCGATGCCGTATCGAAAACGTATTTTCACCTACCCGGGAGGAAGGGTAGAAGAGAAGTATTTCACCTGCCGTCTCGGAGGCAAAAAGACTCGTATCAAAAATTTCAACAAGACCCCGGAAGCCGTGGCCAAGGTCAATGCGAGAAGAGCGGTGAGGCATCTGGAAGAAATTCTTCTCACCAACTTCAAGCAGGGAGATCAATACATCACCTTAACATATGCCAAAGAACCCAAAGACTATGAGGAGGCCATCCGCCATCTCACAAACTATATCAAGAGACTTCGGAGACGCTACCAGAAAGCCGGACAGGAACTACGCTATATCTACACCACGGAATACAAGGGGAAAAGAATTCATCATCACATTCTTGTAAACAAAGTCCTGGAACAGCAGGAGCTTCGAAATGCATGGGGACACTCCAAACTAAGCGCCTATGACATCATCGAATACCAGGGAGAAGAAAGGGACGCCAAGAAACTTTCCGCTTACTTCACGAAAGAGTCCAATATCACCGTAAGGGAAGGAAAGCAGAAAGTAAGATACGTCGCTTCCAGAAACCTTAAGAAGCCGGAGGTCCGCTATCAGACGATCCAGTCCAAGAAATGGAGAGAAAGACCGACGGCGAAAAATGGCTTCACCCTGATAGATGTCACGAACACCTACACCGAGTGGGGATATCCTCTGCAGATTGCAAGGTATGTAGAAATTCCCAAGAAGAAAAAGCGAGGGAGAAAAAATGAGTAAGATCTGTCCCGGATGCGGTGCCATCTTCCGAGCGAAAGGAGGAGAAAAATATTGCAAAACATGCATGAAAAAGGGAGTCACATGGGGGATCGAATGAGAAAGCACGATGCACGCATGATCATTCAAAGAATCGTAGCCGGAGCATTCCGGGGGACAAGGAAAGCATTCAAAGCTAAGAAAATTGAAACCAAAAGGAAAGACCACCCGCAGCACCATCTCTACTGGTGCAAGAGAGAACCCATCGGTCAAAGACGGAAAATTGAAATCGAATTTTGGACCGGGTGGTATCTCAGCCTGCATAGCGGATACTTCCGGGAAGAAGTATTCAAAGAAGCCGAAGAAAGAGAGAAAGCAGAATGACAGAAGAGAATCTGAGAGAGCAAGACCAGTGCCTAAGAAACCAAATTCAAAATCTGCTCGAGAGGGAAGAGGGCAGAAACCTGTGGGCGGGAGAAATCCAGTTCCAAAGTATCCAGCTGAATAACAGCAGTGTTTCCATCAGTTATGTCGATGCGGATGGTGTGAAAACGTTCACGTGTGAAGAGCAGCCGAGAGAAGAATTTAGAACCGCTATGGCGGCGATGAGCTTTTACTATACCGACATGGCAGGAGATTATAGGCCCGAGAAACCGGTACAGGCCATTTTCGCGGTGGACAAAGTAGTACCGAAGCGGGATAAGAAATCCGGGGCGCTGAAAGGGGTTCGGCTGAGCGGGAGGTTCCACATCAAGGATAGCGCTGCCACGCAGCGGTTCAGCACGATCGAAGACATCACTCCGACCGATAACGTGCTCCGCATCATGAAGAAAATCTATGATGAAGCGGCGCTTTACATCAGCGGCGAGCGGAGAGAACAAAACCTTTTCAAAACGAGCCGGGATGGTGAGCAGGAGTCAAGCGATGAGCGGTCAAATGAAGAATGATAGATTTTTTCGATTTTCCGCGAATTGAATTAAATTGAATTGAATTAAATTGAAAGGAGAAAGAATTGAACAGCGTAGAAATATCCGGGAACCTCGCAAGAGATCCCGTCGTCAGATCCACCAAGACAGGGAGAGCCGTTGCCACATTTACCGTCGCCTCCAGTCGCCTCTATGTTTCGAAGAACGGCGAGCAAAAGGAACAGACCGCATGGATCAATGTCGTTGCCTGGGGAGCCATCGCCGAAAGAGTGGCCAACTTCTGCAAGAAAGGAACCTTCGTCTACATTCACGGCAGCCTGAACACCAGATCCTACGATGACGACAGCGGACAGAGACACTGGATCATGGAAGTCGTAGCAGACATCGTAGCTGATCCCAAGTGTGGAGAAGGCAAGGCGTCATCCGGAGAAAGCTATTCCGGCGGATATAGCAAGGGATCCGGCGGCGCTTCCAATGGCTATGGAAACAATTCCGGCGGGTTTAACCAGTTCGGCCCTTCCAAACCGGAGCAGCGAGAAGAGAGCGTGTTCCCTGAGAAAGGGCCGCAGGAAGACATACCATTTTAGGTAAAGGAAAATGATTGAAGAAAATCCATAACCGGAACCCGAAATCTGATTAAAACGAAAGGAGAAATATTATGATTAAATTTGAAAAAGTGAAGAATTGTCCGTTCTCCGTGAAACTTCCATCTCGCAGTACCGCAGGAAGCGCCGGCTACGATTTCTTTGCCCCGTACCCGTTTTCCATTGGGGCAGGCCAGACTGTATTTGTAAAGACATGGGTGAAAGCAAAGATGCCGAAAGACAATGTGCTTTTTCTGTTCGAGCGCTCTTCGTGGGGGTTTAGAAAACACATTTCCATCCCGAACTCTGTAGGGGTGATTGATTCAGACTACTACGGGAATGCGGCAAACGATGGAAATATTGCCTTTGCCTTCACGAACAGCGGAAGCGAGACGCTGGAAGTCCATGAAGGGGATAAAATCGGGCAGGGTGTTTTTCTCCATATTTCATTTACCGATAATGATGATGCCCAAAATGAACGGACAGGTGGTATTGGTTCAACTGGAGATTAAAGTGCGTCAAAATGAATAAGGCAGGAAAGAAGAAGACTAGGCGTCAAAAAGAAGGATCCCATGATTTCCATCAAGCAGTCAGACATAGACGCCATGAAAGAGGAAGCTACGGCGAAAGGCATCAAGTTTGCCTTTAACTTGATGCTTGCTATTCCAGCTATGGTCATCCATGACAAGTTCGGAAGCCTGATGAAGAAAGATGGCAGAGTGGAAAAGTTCGTAGACCTCTGCATGGAGCAGTACAAGTGCTATGAAGAGGGATACGTCGGCTTAGAGGAGCTTGCCAAGCTGCTTAAGGATGAAGCCGGAGTCAAAATCAAAGGATGGGAGGCAGAAGAAATCAAGAGATGACCATCGAAGAGAGAGCGGAAGCCCTGGCAAGGAAAGATTTCAATAAACTGAATATTCCGGAAACGGTGAAGAAGAGATCACTACGCAAAAGACGCCAGGGCAAGACGCTAGTCTTCGAAGCAGGAGAACGTGGGATCCTCGTGAGATACTTCATGCGCTGCCAGGACAGGCACATATCCATGAAGCGCATTGTGACACACTTCCACGATGAAGAATTTGACAATTCTTCCAAACCACCGTAAGATAGTTATGAAATCTCCAGCAGATTTTCGGCATCCGTAAGGAGCCGGTACCTTTTACCCGCATATATCTCGCGGGCAACGATAAAAGATACCGGCTCCTTTTTTGCGTTTTAGGGGGGAGAGCATGGCCAAAGGGAAATGGGAGAAGTGGATAGAGCCGAACAATCTATTGATTTTAGGCGCGTGGGCACGTGATGGGTTGACCGACGAAGACATAGCGCACAACATTGGCATTTCCCGCTCCACCTTGAAGGAATGGAAGAAAAAGATTCCGGCCATATCGGCCACCCTAAATACTAATAAGGCGATAGCCGATATCCGGGTAGAGAATGCCCTCTACAAAAAAGCGATCGGCTGCACCGTCAAGGAGAAAGTCATCTCCAAAATCAAAAACCCGGACGGCACAGTCACAGAAACCGAGAGAACCGTGGAAAGAGAGCTGCCCCCGGATACAACAGCCGGGATCTTCTGGCTGAAGAACCGGAAACCGAAAGACTGGAGAGACAAGCAGGAAGTCGAGCTCTCCGGAAACGTAGGCATGACAGACGCGCTGAAGAAAGCGAGGGAGCGAGTGAATGAACACCGAAATAGTAAGTGACCTTGCCGGACTGGCGAAAGATCCCCTCAGTTTCGTCTACTGGGCTTTCCCATGGGGCGAAGGACTCCTTACCCATCAGGACGGCCCCGAAGCCTGGCAGAAGGAAATACTGGGCCATATAGGCGAAAACGTATCTCCGGACAAAGTCATCCAGGAAGCCGTCGCCTCAGGCCACGGCATCGGGAAATCCGCCTTGGTATCATGGCTCATCCTATGGGCGATCTCCACCCACGAGAATACCCGCGGCGTCGTCACCGCCAACACAGAGACACAGCTCCTCACGAAGACATGGCCGGAGCTTATGAAATGGCACGCCATGTTCTTAGCAAGAGATTTATTCAAAGTCACCGCCACCTCCATCTTCGCAGCCGAAGACGGCAAAGAAAAGAACTGGCGTATCGACGCCATCCCGTGGTCCGTGGCCAACCCGGAAGCCTTCGCAGGCCTTCACAATCAGGGGAACAGAACCATCCTCATCTTCGACGAAGCATCTGCCATTGACGATAAGATCTGGGAAGTCGCGGAAGGCGCGCTAAACGACGCCAACACAGAAAGACTTTGGTGCGTCTTCGGGAACCCGACGCGAAACACCGGAAGATTCTACGACTGCTTCCATAAATTCCGTCCATACTGGCACACCATGCAGGTAGATTCCAGATCTGTCAGATTTTCAGACAAGACAAAGATTTCCCAGTGGGAAGAAGCCTACGGAGCGGACAGCGACTTCTTCAAAGTCCGAGTCACCGGAGACTTCCCGGACGCCTCCGATTTACAGTTCATCCCATTAGGCCTAGTCAAGAAAGCAGCGCAAAGTAACCTGCATGAAGGGCAATACAAATTCGCCCCCTGTGTCATAGGCGTAGACCCAGCATGGTCCGGCGGCGACGCCACCTCCATCTACCTGCGTCAGGGGCTCTACACCAAGAAACTGGCGAGGATCCTCAAGAACACCAATGACATGACCATAGCCAACATGATCGCCCGTTTCGAAGACCAGTATCACGCAGCAGCCGTCAATATCGATCTAGGATACGGGACCGGTATCTACTCCGCTGGCACCACCATGGGAAGAGCGTGGAATCTTATATCCTTTGCGGGCTCCTCTCCCGATCCTGCCTGCGTCAACATGCGTGCCTACATGTGGTTTGCTATGAAGAAATGGTTTCAGACCGGCGGCGTCATCGAAGCCGACCAGACCTTGATAGACGACCTCACCCATGTGGAAATCAAACCCACCATGGACGGCCGCATTCAGCTTAGGTCCAAAGACGAAATGAAAAAAGAAGGCATCCCGTCGCCAAATGACGCAGATGCCCTCGCACTGACCTTTGCCGTCCCCGTCGTCAATCGGAAAAGGAACGGCAAGGCCAACACCAACTACCAGTTATTCTGAAAGGAGACACCATGTGCGGAAACCCATTCAAATCCCCCAAAGTTCCGGCGGCGCAGAAAGTCGATCCGACCGTCACCGACGTAACCAGTTCCCAGGTATCAGACGACAGCGGGGACACCGAAGCCAGCAAGAGAAAGAAAAAGCAGGGGTTCGCGGCTACACGTCTTGCGACGCTGCTGAGTAATGCAGGAAGCAAGGACACCTTAGGATGAATACCATCTTAGCCAGCGCCATGCCCCCGGAAGCCCTTCCGGCGGATGGACAGAACATCAGAGCACCGGACAAGCACGCCGCCCTGTCACGGATCAAGCTCTTGAAGAACAAAAGAAACCCCTATATCGAACGATGGAAAGCCATCAGAGACTACGAGCTCCCCTTCTTAGGAGAATTCGATGATACTGACGATGAGACAGACAAAGGCAGAAGACGCGACCTCGCCATCAGCAACGGCGTCGCATGGCTCGCCAATCAGGCCTTCGCAGCCGGTATCATGTCAGGGCTTACACCGCCTTCCCGGCAGTGGTTCAAGTTCGGTTTCTCCTCGGATCAGGAAAACATAGAAGCCGAGAGACTTTTAGATGAACGGCAGGCCATCGTAGAAGCCGTGCTGCACAGATCCAACTTCTACAACACCATCCACGCCTGCTACACAGAGCTTCCTTTCGGGCAGGCACCTATAGCCGTATTCCCATCACCGGAAAGCGGCGTCCGCTTCCAGGCATTTACCATTGGTTCCTACTACATTGACACATCAGCAGGGAACCGCATCAACACCTTTGCCCGGAAAATCAAAATGAACGCCGACCAGATCGTGCAGCAGTTCGGGAAAGACCATTTGCCAAGAAACGTACAAGACGCGTTCAATACCCCATCGAGACGCTATGATATGGCCTTCGACGTGTGGTGGCTCGTCATGCCCAATGACAGCAAAAGGAACGGCCCATCGAATAAGGACATGCCCTTCCAGTCCCTCTACTGGGTAGACGGGCAGGATCCCAATGAAAACGGCGGCTTCCTCTATACCGGTGGCTTTGAAGAATGCCCCGTATTGGTGGCAAGATACCAGGTCACAGGAAACGACTCCTACGGGAAAGGCCCCGGATGGTACGCCGAAGGCGATGCCAAGTCTCTGCAGATCATGAAGAAAGACTTCTTGACAGCGATTGAACTTACCGTCAAGCCGCCTTTGACCACGGATGCCAGCACCTATCAGAGCGGCGTCAACTGCTATCCAGGCGGCGTCACTGTCACCAATACCCAAATGGGAGGGCAGGGCGTCGTTCCCCTGTTCCAGGCACCGACCAACCTACAGTGGATGGCGCAGGAAATCCAGAGACTGGAAGACACCATCAAGAGGACCTATAGCGCCGACCTCTTCCTCATGCTCGAATCCATCGACACCCCGCAGATGACAGCGAGAGAAGTCATGGAACGCCAGCAGGAAAAGCTGCAGCAGCTAGGCCCTGTCGTCGAAAGGCTCCAGGACGAATTCTTAACCCCCATCATCGAACGGGTTTACAACATCCTTGAGAGAAACAACATCTTCCCGCCCATCCCTGATGAGCTCGCAGCCGAACTCTCCGAAGCCGACGTGAAGATTGAATACATTTCTCCACTCGCTCAGGCACAGAAGATGAGCGGTCTTGTGAACATTGAACAGGCCCTCGCCTTCGTAGGTCAAATGGCGCAGCTCTATCCAGAAGCCCTGAAGATGGTAGACCCCTTAGGCACCGTCAAGAAATACTTCGACCTCTTAGGCGCTCCGGCGGCTATGCAAAGAAGCACCGAAGAAGCCCAGCAGCTGATCCAGCAGGAACAGCAGGCCATGATGCAGCAGGAAGAAGAGCAGAAACAGCTCGCACAGGCGCAGGCATTAGCCCCTGTCGCACAGGCAGCCAAGAACCTATCTGACGCCGCGCAGAACGGGAACCCCGCCCTGCAGAACCTATTAGGCGTCAACGGGCCGGGAGGACCATCCGTATTATGAAACACGCCATCGTAGACCCAAACTCCAGAGACGCCCGCTGGACGAAATACTTTCTACAGTGTCAGAAAGACAAAGACAAAGATTCCATCCAGAAAGTCGTCAAGACCGAAGAAGGAAGGTGGATCCTTTCCAGGATCCTCAACATGAGCGGACTCAACACCAGCTCCTACACAGGGAATGCCGAGACCTACTTCCGGGAAGGAAGACGAGAAGTCGGCATCGAAATCACCAACCTGATCCTTGATACCATGGGCCTCGAAGAAGGACATAAGGCTATCCAAAAGATCGACAAAGATTTCATAGACTTCAAAATCCGGCAGAACCGGATATTCAACAAGGAGGACTGAACATGGATACCCAGAACAATGACATGAACACTGGAACCGATCAGCAGACACCACAGAACACACCGACAGACAATCAGCAGAACCCACAGGGCGCTGAAGCCCAGGGAAACCAGAACCAGCAGACACCGCAGGACAACAAACCATCCGGCGGCACCCTGTTATCAGGAGCAGGGAAAGCCACAGGTGCTCCGGACACCTATGACTTTACTGCATCCCTTCCAGAAGGAATGGAACTCGACCAGGACACCGCCGACTCCTTCGGCGAGCTCGCACGAGGCATGAACCTCACCAATGACCAGGCAAACGAACTGGCTAAATTTGGCTACGATTGGGCGGGCAAAGTCGGGGAAGCCTACCAGAAGGCGCAACAGGAAGAAGCAGACGCTAACGCCGCTGCAGCCATGAAAGAACTGGGCAAAGACTTTACACCCACAGTCGCAAGAGCCGGGGTCCTCATGAACTACCTTGAAAGGCAGATCCCCGGCATCCGAGACTCCTTCGCAGGATCCGCTGTATTCTCATCCCTTCCCATGCTGAAAGCATTCGCCCTCCTTGGCGATCTGATTTCCGAAGACGGCGGAATCAAGACCAATACAGCAGCCGCCACCAAAGAAGATAACCCATACCCAAACACCGATTGGGAATCATTAAAAAGATAAGGAGATAAACCATGGCAACCATTGGAAACCTTGCACTCAATTTCAATGACCTCCGAAAGCGTCAGGCACCGGACGGCACCATTGATCACATCATCGAAGTATTAAAACAGTCCAACCCCATCATGGACGACATCAAGTGGAAACAGGGGAACCTGCAGACCGGCAACCAGACCACGCAGCGCACCTCCATCCCGACACCGTCCCTCCGCGCCATCAATAAAGGCGTGCAGCCGACCAAGTCCAGCACCAAACAGGTCCGGGACACCTGCTGCATTTTGGAAGCCCGCTCCCGTGTCGACATCGAACTCCTTCAGCTCGAACCAGATCCGCAGGCATTCCGCCGCTCTGAAGACGACGCGCATATCGAAGGCTTCTCTGAAAAAGTCGCCAGCATGATCTTCTACGGCGACTCCGACGAGAAGCTCGACGAATTCAACGGCTTCGCGAAACGCTACAATCACTTCGGTGGGAAAAAAGGAGAATACTCCTACCAGGTCAGAGACGCAGGCGGCAAGACCGATGGTGCCCTTTCCTCCGTCTGGCTTATCGGATGGAGCAACAGCGTCTCTGGCATTTACCCGAAGTACGGTTACGCAGGCCTTAAGATGAGAGACCTCGGAGAACGCACCGTAGAAGACGCAGAAGGCGGCTCCTATCAGGCATTTGAATCTCTCTTCACATGGAAGCCGGGCCTGATGGTGGCGGATCCTCGCATGGTAGCAGCTGTCAGAAACATCGACACCACTACTCTCCTCAAAGCCACCGACGCGCAGAAGAAGAGCTTCATGGATCAGCTCATTTATGCGAAGAACTCCCTCAGAAGAATCCAGGGCGAAAACATGAAGCTGGGTATCTACGTATCCGAGAAAGTCTACGACTTCCTCGAGTCCTACCTCATGGACAAGAACCACGTTCATGTTACCCGTCAGGACTTCGCAAACGGCACTTCTGTACTCGCACTCTTCGGCATCCCGGTATACAAGGAAGACGCCCTGAAGGATACCGAGCCACTCATTACCGAAGCATAAGGAGGACACCATGATCTACGACAAAGAAAACGCATTCATTTTTGATAAAGACGTATCCACCACCCCGGACGTCATCGCAAACGGCATGGGAGGAAACGCAGGCGATGAACTCTTTCTCGCTGCCAAATTCGCCTCTCCACTTACGGCGGCCGCCGTGATCACACTGAAGACGGCAGACGCTGCTGCTCTTGATAGCGCGGCCACCCTCTGCACACTGACCATCCCGGTAGGCGCACAGAAGGGATTTATCAAAGTCCCCTACGGCGCAAAGAAATTCTACGGCATCTCCGTCACCGGCCCCACCAGCGGCAAGTGCACCATCGCCCTCACACTGGACAGCGAGCTTGAATGAAAGAGATACATATTAACGAGATCGGAAAAGGAAAGCTCGAAGACCTTTCACCCAATGAACTCCGTGCCCTCTGCTGGAAAGAGGGCATAGAGATCAAAGGGGATATCAAGACCAAGAAACAACTGATCGATCTCATCAAGAAACATTAGGAGAAATCATGTACAGCACAGATATCTGCAACATCGCCCTCTCCTCAATCGGACAGGGACAGATCGCTTCCATCGACGAAGACAGCGAGGCAGCGCGTCAGTGCAAACTCTACTATGAACTGACAAGAAAAAGCCTTCTTTCCTCATTCCGCTGGGGCTTCGCGGAAAGATCGGAAAAACTTGCCTTAGTAGACACCACCGTCCCGAAATGGGAATTTGCCTATGCACTGCCAAAGAAATGTCTCATCGTCCGCCAGCTCTACAACAAGAACGGCGACATCATTGAAACGGATGAATCTGCCAAAGATGATACCTATCACGAGTTTCAGATCGCCCTCATGAACGAGAGTCAGAGGATCATCATGGCAGACATCGAAGATGCATGGATGGACTACACCGTAGATATCGAAAACGCTGAACTTTTCGACTCCTCCTTTGCCGAAGCCCTGGCCCACAAATTAGCAAGTCACATTGCAATGCCATTAAGCGGCAGCCAGAACATGGCACAGTCACAGTACCAGCTCTATCAGATTGCCATCCAGCAGGCCATGTACACCTCTGCGATCCAGAACCACCACAAGCCTTCTTATCCAACCAAGTACTTTGACGCAAGGAGATAACCATGAAAGAAACCATCTATCTCATGCAGTCATCCTTTGCGACCGGCGAAGTTTCCCCGGAAGTCGCCAGCCGCATAGACATGGAGAAATACCAGGCCGCTTTACTGCAGGCCGAGAACTGCTATATCAGGCCTTATGGCGCTGTATACAAAAGACCCGGATCGATCTATTGCGGCATGGCCAAGAAGAATAAAGTTCGTCTGATTGAATTCAAGTCTACTGTGAACCATGCCTTTCTCCTTGAAGTAGGAGAAGGGTATATCCGCATCTGGAAGGACGGAAAATTTACCAATCAGGAAATCGTGACCCCTTACAAGGAATCCGAACTTCCCAAGCTCCGCACCTGCCAGAGCGCCGACATCATGTACATCGCCTCCGGCGCCCATCCCGTCATGCAGCTCAAACACTATTCTGACACCGACTGGCGCTTCGAAGAAATGGTGATGAATAGTCAGTACTTCGATGAGTCCTTAACAGTTAGTAACAACGTGGTAGACGAGATATGGAATAAAGCCGGAACATACGCATGGGAATGCCACAAGACAGGGAACTATGCCGTGACCGTAGCGGGCGGCGGTGGCGGCGGAGCCGATACCGTGAGCCACTACAGAGACAGCAGATACAAAGAGGACGGAAGTACGGTAGAAGCTGCCGGCGGTATCGGCGGGAATGGTGCTGCTGTATCACAAACTGTCTACTGCAAAGAAAATACCACTTACACCATCACCGTAGGGGACGGGGGAGAAAAAGGATCACCGGGAAATTCCGGAGGAAATTCCACCGCCTTCGGACTCACCGCGCAGGGGGGCGGCGGGGGACAACTGGGTACATTCACCGGTAAAGGAAGAACGACAGGAAGGCCACACAGACACTACACCGTATATACGGGGCATGCGGGTGAAGCAGGCATCTCCTACGGCAATGGCGGACAGGGAAGCTATAACAAAGGAAATCCAGGATGGGTGGCCGTCAAATCCATGGATGAGCCTACCCTGACTGTCTCCGGCACCGCAGGTGAAGTCACGCTCTCCTCGGATAAGCCCTTCTTCTCTGCGGACATGAAAGGTATGTGGATGAAGATTTCTCAGGACATCGCCTCCAAGTCCGTCACCGCCAGCGGGGCCATGACCACAGATCCCATACCCGTAGGAAACGGATGGAAGATCATCACCCATGGCACATGGACGGGGCAGGTGGTCATCCAGAAATCCACGAATGGCGGTGAATGGAAAGACTTCAGGACCTACAAATCGAATGACGACAACAACGTCAGCGAATCCGGCACCGTCGATGAAGCAGACAATGTCAAAATGAGACTTGTCACCACTGCAGGTAAAGCCGACCTCACATCGACCGCCTACACCAAGTCCGGCATCATTCAGATCGAAACCGTGAATTCAGTGACCAGCGCCACCTGCCTTGTGAAAAAAGTCATTGGTCAGGCGGGGAAAGTCGACAGCTACTCCTTCGGCGCATGGAACGAAAAATACGGCTATCCAAGGACCGTGGGATTCTTCCAAGATAGATTGATTTTTGCCGGGACGAAGACGCAGCCATACGTCCTATGGATGAGCAAGACTGGAGACTACAACAATTTCTCCGTCGAAAAAGCCTCCGGCACCGTGACAGACGACAGCGCCATCTGCCTTTCTTTTATTTCCCGTCAGCAGGCGGAGATCAAGCACATCTGCCCGGCAAGCGACCTCTTCGTCTTGACCGACTCCAATGAATGGATCGTTTCCGGCGGCAGCACCGTTACACCGTCCAAATGCACCAACAAGGCGCAGACCTTCCGCGGATGCACGGAAGTCGAACCTATCTCCATCGGCAGCCGTCTGATCTACGTGCAGAAACGGTCCCAGACCGTGCGAGACATGGCCTACTCTTTCGAGACCGATTCCTACGACGGCATGGACCTTACCCTTTTGGCCAAGCACCTTTTGAGAGGAAAGACCATCGTAGACGCTGCCTACATGCAGGATCCCGACTCCAGACTGTATTTCGTCCGTTCCGACGGGGAAATCATCTGCCTCGCCTACATCAATGACCAGAAAGTCTATGCATGGTCCCATATCATCACAAAAGGGAAGTATCTTTCCGTCTGCACCGTGGCAGCTGAAGAGACCGACGAAGTCTACACCGCCGTCGAAAGAAACGGTAAAACCTATATCGAGAAGATGGGAACAGACAAAGACTCCCAAGATCCGAAAGACTACATCATGACCGACTGCTCCAAAGTCCTCACCTTTGATGAGCCTGACAATGCAGCGTCAGTCGACTGGATCACCGGGACAGTTTCCGTATTGGCAGACGGGAAATTCTTCGAAAACGTAGAAATCAAAGAAGGGACAGTGACACTTCCCACCAAAGTTTCCTACATGATCATCGGCTACCCCTACCGGATGACCATCGAACTGCCTAACGTAGAAATTCAGGCACAGAACGGCACCATGCAGGGGAGATATAAAAACGTCCGCACCGTTTCCCTAAGACTGCTGCACACCTTAGGAGGCAGTATCGGAAACGGCGTAGGAAGAAATGACACCATCAAGTACGAGGAGCTCTCCAACCAGAAGATCTTCCTCTACACAGGAGATAAAGAAATCACCATACCCAACCAGGGCGTAGAGAAGAACGGGCGAGTCATCATCACCTCTTCCGACCCATATCCCTTCTATCTGGCAGCATTGATCAGAGGAGTGATCGTCAGTGAATAACAGCTACTACGGCGTGGACATCCGCACCATCGACAGCCTTGCCATGGCCGACCTTTTATCCCAGATCCTCGCGGGAAACATGCGAAAAGAAGACAGAGAAGAATTAGAAGCCCAGGGGCGTATGCCTTATGGCGGCCTCTATGAAAGCATGACAACTTCCATAGAAGCCTACTATGCCATTCATGAGAACATGCCGCTCGCTGCCTTCGGAATCGGCCTATGTCCGGAGGGATGCTCCATCTGGATGCTCGGAACTACTATGTGCGAGCGCTACAAGAAAGCCCTGGTCGCCTGCATGCAAGACTACATCAAGGACAGCTTGAAGAAATACAAAGTCCTTACCAATTACATTTCCAAAGACAACACCAAAGCCCTCCGCGTCATTAAAAAGATGGGAGCCGCCTTTGGGGAAGAAGTAGAAACGGGCGGGAAAACCTTCGTCCAATTTACATTAAAGGAGTAACTATGTGCAGCGTATCCGCCGCCCTGATCGGCTTAACCGCCGCGCAGGGCATCACATCCATGGCCTCTGCTCATCAGCAGGCCAAAGCACAGTCTGCTTATTACAATTCTCAGGCAGAAGCCGCAGAGCAGAACGCGAGAATCGCAGACAAACAGAGAGAGCAGATTTCTGACCAGTACCTGCAGAAACAGCAGCAGCTTGACGCCAGAAGACGATTAGTCATTGGCCAGCATGCGGCAGAAGCAGGAGCAAGCGGCCTCACAAGCTCCGGATCCGTGCAGGACATGGACGCTGTCACGCTTGACGAATGGCGAAACTCCTCCATGAATCTTTTAGGCAATCAGAGAAATGACACCAAGAGCGCCTACATCAATCAAGTGAACTATATCAATCAGGCAAACAACGCAAGAGCTGCCGCCTACAACGCCAGGCAGCAGGGGAAGCAGGCCATGTTTGGCACCCTCCTTTCCACGGCTGCTTCCATCTACGGCGTAGCCAAGACCTACGGGGGCACAAAAACTTCCGCGCCGTCAGCCTCAGGCGGACTTCACCACCAGGCGGCTATGAGCGGAATGCCGGAGACCATGACAGACCAGGTATATGCCATGAATCAGTACAAGCCGCAGAAACTTTCCTTGACCAAGAGTCCCTACTCGTGGCTAGGTGGTGGCTTCAAGATCGGGAGGTAAAGCATGAAACTCTCTCAATTTTCAGGGAATATCAACAAGAACACCCTGCAGGGGAAAGTCATAAGCACCGCCACCCTCGAAGGCATGGGAGGAAATACCGCGGGGATGGATATGATGGGGAAAGCCTTAGGGGCTGTTTCCGATACCATCGGTAAAGCGTGGCTGAAGAACCAGAATGATAAAATCTTCGACGCCAAGAACGACTACGAGCAGCGTATCAATTCCCTTATGGACGATGAGAACACCGGGCTTTTCAATACCCATCAGGGCAAGGCTGCCGAGAACCTGCAGAAAGACTACACCGACCAGGAACAGAAGATTTATCAGCAGGTATTACAAGACCACGGCCTCTCCTCCGACTATGCAGTCAGAGCCTTCGGGGAACAGAGAGCCCAGTCTCAGACCTCGAACCTTCGCATGATCGACAAGTACCAGCGAAAGCAGATGGAAGACTACGCAGGGAATCAGATTTCCTTGATGACCAGCAACATGGTGAACCAGTCCGTCAAAGACCCCGACTCCCTCATCCAGAACTTCGGGAGCTGGGAGAAGAACACCACCGCTATCTTATCCGGACTCAATATGGATCCCACGGCCATTGGCGTCAAAATGAACTCCCTGAAGAACGAGCAGGCCAAAGAGATCATGCAGTCCTACCTCACCACAGGCGACTACAGCGCAGGTCTCAATGCCGTCGCCTACATGAAATCCCAGGGCATTGACGAGCCGATACTGAAAGCCTACAAAGACCAGTTCCTTCAGAAGAAAATGACGCGGGAAATTAAAAGCAGCGCCGAAGACTATGTCAAAGGAAACGGACTGAACCTCACTACCATGACATGGGAACAGTTCCGGGATGCATGGAGGAAAGACCACCCGACGCCGGTCCCTCAAGGGAAAGGCAGCGTCACGGGAAATCAGATCGCGGAATTTGCCAGAAACAACTACACCGAGGGGGATCAGTGGATGGGAAGCGTCACCAAAGATCCCACGATCCAGTGCGATTCATGGACCGCTGACGTCTACGCCAAGACCGGCCTTTTCCCGGACGGGACAATCACGCACGGTTCCGACTTCGGAGACGCCTATCACAAGGCGGGTGACGGGTACGAGCCGCAGGCCGGGGATTTCATCGACGGGGAAAAGCACGTCGGCATTTATTTAGGGAACGGCCAGTACATGGCCAGAAACTCTTCCGGCGGCATCCACATCGGGAGCATGGACGAATGGAATGAATGGTTCGGCAAACCCATTGGCTATGGATCCGTGGCAGAGGCCAAGGGCGAAGCGGCGGACGACATGTCAGACGAAGAACGAGCCGAGCTGCAGGACAAGAGCGACGCTGCCTTAAAGCAGCGGTACGCCGAGATCCGCTCGAGCCAAGTAACCTACATCCAGAGCCAGGTGCAGAACATCACCAAAGGAATCCTCGAAATGGAGCAGAACGGTTCCACGCCCGGCCAGGCGTATGAGTACGCCGCGGATATTGTGAACAACGATCCCTTGCTGAAGGACTCTTCGGCGGGCATCACGCTCTTAGGTCGTCTGATGAATCAGAAGAGAACCTACGAAAATTCACAGAACAGAGCTGCCAATGTAGGAAGAGGCCTTGATACCAGCGGCTGCCTCAAAGAGAAAGGGTTCAACGCCTTAGAAGGATTTATCGGGACAAAGATCAATTCCATCGAAGACCTGGACAACACCATCAAAGACCTGCAGGAAGAGGGTGTCTACCTCACTGCCGAGCAGGACGCCAAGATTCGGAAAGATGTCATCGACTGCGGAAACGGCGTGGGAACCTTTGCCGTCAAGATCCCGGACGATGACGCTGCCATTGCGGCCATGTGCTATACCAATACCTCCGCCGTCACCTCGACAGCAAAAATACTCATTAAGAGAGAAATCATGGATTTCAAAAACGAGCAGGGGAGAGATCCTGATAATGACGAACTCCGCACCATCTACTACGATGTGATCGGGAAAGAAGGTCTCGACAGCACTGGTAAAACGAAAATCGGCGGGATTAGCATCTTCGGTGTAAACCTTTTCGGGGATGACTACGAAGCTCCAACCATGAGCAAAGCGCAGGCTTACAACGATCACATCAGGGAAACGTCGCAGGCCGTAGACGAAGATGGAAATCCGAATGGTTTCTACATTGACGTGGACTACGGGAACGGAAAGAGCGAGACCAAGTGGGTATCTGATGAGCAGATGAGACAGATTTCCAATGGAGAATTAAGCGTATTCGATATTTGAGAGGAATCACAATGGACGAAGAAATTTTAGGAAGCGTGCTGCATGGGATCAAGCCAAAGGACTACACACCTATCCAGGTGAGACCGACACCGGAGTTTGGCGGCATTCAGCTGACTGAAGAGCAGCAGGCCAAGAAGGATAATATGGAATCCGTCAAGGATGGAGAGATCCTGCCCTTAGGCGGCTTCACTGACACCGTAGAAGCCCAGTGGGAATCCGCCAAAGACCTCGTGAAATCTACCGACGTATATAAGAACCTCTTTGGGAACAGCGCACCGGATGATAACCGCCTCGAACAGTCTGAGAAATTAGGAAGTGCGCTAGGCATTGCCCCACAGCTGATTGCCTCCGATCCGGATATGTACAAGGCAGCTGTCACCACCTATGAGAGACAGAGAAATGCGGCCGCGCTGAACAACCAGCCATTTTCTGCAAAGACCTTGAATGAACTCTACCCGGAACTCGACACGGAAGACCCCGTGGCCACCACCATTGCCCTGAAGGACTATACCAATATTCTGAAGAACCGCGAAGCAGCAGCGCAGGGCGCGGCGGTTTATACCATGCCGGAAAGCAAGCTCACCGATCTTTCTAATGTCATTGGCTACCTCTATGACACCGGCACCCATTTTGTGGGCACCGCCTACGAAGCCGGGCAGGCACTCGACGCACAGAGCGAGCTCATGTACAAAGCTTCCATCGGTGAAATCTCCGACGAAGAAGTAGAGAAAGCCATCCCTGATCTGATGAATGCGCAGAAAGCATATAACGCAGAAATCGGGAACTCCTACGTGGCCAAGATTGTAGGGGAAACCATCTCCCAGCTTTCCATGCAGAAGAATATGATCATACGCGGCGCAGCAGAAATCATCGCTCCGATCGCCCCTTTGGCGCAGCCTATCTTAGCTGCCACCAAAACAAACCTGCCGCAGATTGCCACCTTAGGTGCTGCATCTGCAGCGGGTGCCGTAGGAGCCACAGGCGCTGTGGCAGGAGCAGCTGTCACAGGAGCGGCCGCACTGACAGGGCTCATTGCATTGGGCACTGCTTCCGTCTTCACGGGAACCTATAGAGCAGAAGCCGGACAGGCCTATTGGGATTGGCGCACCAAAAAGGATAAAAACGGGAAATCTGTTTATACCCGAGAGCAGGCCATTGGCCATGCCAAGAGAGTCGGTGTGATCAACGCAGCCATTGAAACCGGTGCATGGGAGCTCGCGCTCAAGGGCATCGCCAAAGTATGGGGGAGTGACGCAGCCAAAGCCGTCATCAAGAACGAAGCCGCCATGAAGAAACTGATCGGCGCAGGGAGAGCAGCCGTAGGAGCTAAAGCCATCGGATACGGTGCGAAACAGTTTGTCAAAGTGGCAGCGCCAGAGATTGCAGAAGAAGGCCTGCAGTCTCTTTCCGCGGATATCGATACAAACCTCTTTGGAAAAGAAACTGTTCCTGTAAGAAAGATGATGGGGAATGCCTTGGACGCCATGATCGAAGCCGTCCCTTCTGTTGTTGGAATGTCGATCGGCGGTGCTGCTTTAGCAGGTACAGGGGCCCATAGAGCCATGAAGAGAATCGCTGGCCTCTCCGAAATGAAAGACGCCGTTATCGAATTCAAACGTGAGAACGAAAGATCCATGCTGCAGAAACTCATGGATCTCCGCTCCGAATCGTCCCTTTACAAAAAAGCACCGGAAACCTACCGGAAGACACTGCAGAACCAGCTCGATCATACCGGCTCCGGCACGCTTTACATCGACGCTTCCGCAGCGGCCGAAAATGAAAAGACACACGATGCTTTAAACAAGCTCGTAGAAGACGGCACGATCACCGCTAAAGAATTGGATGATGCCATCAAGACCGGCAAGCCCTTAGAGGTAGAGACAGGGAAATACATGCAGACCGCCACCCCCGAAACCAATGAAGCCCTTTCCGACTACACCACCATGGACAAAGGAGAAAAAACCATTCATGCCATCTGGGAAGAACGCCAGCGCATGAAAGACATGATCGACATTGTCACCATGACACGCGAAAAAAGAGAAGCGGCCGCTACAGAAAAAATCTTGAACGACCACTTCTCCGATGATACCGATATCGGAAGAGAGGATAGAGACACCGCAAGAGAAATTCTTTCCGGCGGCTTGGATCATATCGAAGACACCTGCAAGACCATCCTCCAGGAAGCCAAAGACACATGGGGAAAGCTGACAGGCGTCAAAGAACTCCAGGACTACATGGAACGGAGAAAGACACAGGACGCGAATTTTTCCAATGAAAAAGGCGTCGATATGTTCGACGTCGGGGAAGGGAAAGATCGGGTACATCTCAGAGTTTCCAAGAACCCAGATTGGTATCAGGATTTTTACGGGGCATACGGAAGAGCACCAAACCAGCGTGAACTCTACGATATCGCCCAAGAGAAAATCATTGCCGAGAATGATAAAGGTGATGACGAATCGAAAGCTGCCATTGCAGAGATCGAAGAAGCCAAGAAGAGAGTCGAGTCCATCGAGAGAGTGAGTGAGACGCTGAAATCCTTAAACAAAGAAGATCTCATCGCGCAGACACTACTGGATCCCGAGACCTATGAAGAAGCCTACAAGCCGCTTCTTGAAGAAATCAAGGCAGCAGGGAACGGGGCTGTCACCAAAGCCGCGAGAGACTCCGCTTTAATCCTGGCAAAGCTCGCAGAGAATTTCCATAAGAACTACGGCGTGCCTTTGAAACTTGCCATGGTAAAAGCGGGGGAAGTCGTGGGAATCAACAAGGAAGCCTATCACCAAATGGCTGGAGAGCATGCCAGAAATGCCCCGCTGGATAAGCTCGAAGTCGCAAAGAAGATGGAAGAGGAAGAATCTTCCCCCGAAGAAATCTGGGACGCGACAGGATGGATGAGAGGACCGGAAGGAGAGTGGAGATTTGAGATCCCGGATAATATAGATCAGATCGATCTAAGCTTCGCCAAAGACCAGAACCGCATATCCTTGTGGCAGATTTACAGAAATCCTCAGCTGTACGAAGCATACCCTTCATTAGCCAACGTGAAGGTATATGCAGAGGACACAGGGAAAGCCTACAGCGGGGCGGACGGGTTTACTGATGAAGACGGGATCCACCTCAGCAAAGAATTCATAGAGAAAAATCCTAAGGAATCTAAGTCGGCCCTAATTCACGAACTGCAGCACGTCATTCAGATGACCGTAGAAGATCGTTTCTCCAAAGGCGGAAATCCGAAAATTGCCGAAGAGAGCATGGAGATGACTTTGTGGAAGCTTGAGGTAAGGCTAGAAGAACTCAAGCTTAAAGAGCCGGAACGCAGCTACATCAAGGCTATGCAGGAAAATGATAAGCAGGCGGCCGAAGCAATGAACAATGGTGACTTCGCCAAATTCATATCGCTCTCTAAAAAGAAAAAGGAGATCCGAAAGAACGGTCCAGAGAGCAAAGAAGAAATCGACAATATTCTGCGAAACATTGAGATGCTAAAGAATGCCACGAAGGAGACAGAACATGGTGACCCGCATGGATATAAGAAGTACAGAAGACTAGGCGGAGAGGCCGAAGCCTTCATGGCATCGGAAAGAGCTGAAGGGAAGCAGGCCGGAATGCCGAATTATGATACCGGCTATGGATATCCCGTGGCCAACTTTGCTGGATTTGCACTACCTCTCATGAGTTCTAAAGAAATGAATGGAGAAGTGCATACATTATCTGAGTTTAATCGAAAAGTTCAGAATGATATGGAGAAAGGCTGGAGCCCGAATAGCTCTAAATGGACCGACGAGAATGGGATAACGTTTAAAGGCGAGCGAGTATTGCACGCTAGAGAGAAGCACGGACTTTCCAACGAGCAACTAGACGACTTAGAGGCAAGCATAGGAGAATTGTACTGCGCAGCTGTTTCTAACAAGAAAACGCCGGGGCAGTTCAATGGAATACATGTTATCGCACTGGTTAAAGGGAAGCCGTCATGCTATAGAGTGAATTTAGCCTTCATGGAAAATGGAACAGTACAGTTCGAAACAGCTTTTCCGGGGAAGGAGGAGGCAATAAAAAAAGAAATAGCAAACTGCGCTCCCCGGGTGCTCGCTTCAAAAAATGAAGCTAGCGTTCCCCCGGGCAAGGAGTTTGCTATTTCAATTCCTAATATACAGAAGGAATTAGGGATTGTCAAGAAAGGCGTCAATAGAAAAAAGGCTATCAACGAACTGAAAAGCGAAAATCCCACCTACTACCAGACGGCGGCAGACAAAGACCTCGTTGCCATGCACAACATAGATTTGGGAAATCTGGCAGCCGCTATCAAGTTAGGAGGGCTCCCAGTACCTTCTATTGCTGTCACTAAAAAGCAGACGCCATATACCGACTTTGGGGACGCTACCTTGATTATGAAAAAGGATACGGTAGACCCATCAAAAACCCCAGTTTTTTCCAGAGATGCATGGACAGGCGTGTTCCCTAAAGTTATTAGATTGGCCAACATGAAGAGATTGACGTCTTTTGTAGAAAAAGCCATAGAGCCGTTACAAGAGGAGCTTCCAAGAGAAGCTGCTGATTACGGGGATATATACAATAGCTATATCTTACGCAACGCCAATAATAAGAATGGTGACGTGCAAAAGATGTTAGAGGATTCACTGAACTCCGCAGGGTACAAATATTACTTTCTGAAAACAATAAACAAGGAGCCAAAACTAAAATGGAGAAAGAAGGGGTTAAACAAAGAACTGATAGATCATCCCAAAATATTGAAAGCATGTCAGGGGCTTGAAAAGAAGTACGGGAAGCAGGGGCTAAAAGAGCTGTTGTACGAAGGCCCTTCTGCCATGCTGGAAGAAAGCACGGACCTCAAGGAAGCCAATGATCTGATAGTCAATGAATTATCAAAGAAGCCGGAAGGAAACGAATCACCATTCCTCAAAAGGGTACACAAACGGCAGCAGGCCAGGCTGGTAAATGGAGAAACGCTTCATTCATTGCTTTCAGACTACTTGGAAAGAGACAAGAAGGTTTTTGAAGAGGAAAGTTTTAAACAGCAGTTAGACAAGCGAATAAAGGCCAATCAAAATACATTCAATGCCTGGAAAGAATCTTTTCGAGATGAAATGCTAGGAGAGTCTGTCATTCGGGATAGTGGTAAACCTGCAGACTTGGAGAACATAGTTGATGCCATGTTGGGAAACCTAAAAAATGCTCAAAAAGGTTTTGCCGGATTCGGCATAGGAAATATCATAGCCAGCAGTGCCAAAAAGATAGAATCATTCGGAGAAATGCACCGGGAAGCAGATAGGAACATGGATGAATCTACCAACATCGAGACGAGATTGGATAAATCGGAACAGTACACGAAGGTAAAAGACGAAATTATAGATTTCACGGACCGAATGGCTGAAGCCTACAAGTGGGAAGACAGCTGGGAATCCTGTTCTGATGCATCGCAAGTTCTGGCGTCCATGATGTCAGGGAAAACGTTCAAAGCATCTGCGAGAAAGTTTGGCTTCACATACTCCGCAGCATTAGAGAAACAGGCCAAAGAAATTATAAAGGGAGTAAAGGATCTTCCTGCTAAGTATTTCGAGGCAAAGCCACAGCGCGCGGTTCGCTTCAGTGAAGTGGCTGCTGCTGTCATGCCCAAAAATGCGTCAAAAGAGATCAAAGATTATCTGAGGGCGCAAGGCGTAACCATCCGTTTATATGATCCCAGAATAGAAGGCGACCGCGAGCGAGTCACAAATAGCGCACAAGACAGAGTAAAGCAATATTTCCAGGAAGGCAGCAATTACCAGGGCTCCTACGACAGAAACGCCAACGTCATTGAGCTTTTCGACGGTGCGAATGAATCTACAGTCGTCCATGAAGGCGCTCATATGTTCCTTTCTATGCTCGAGAACATGAGTCAGATGAGCGAAGAGAATGTCGCCACCTACTTCAACGGGGATACGGCGAAAGCACGCGCTGCATTAAAGAGCATGCAGGGTGATCTCTCTACCATTCGTTCATGGGCCGCCTTTTCCGAAGATCACCTCTCTGAGTACAAGGGGACTATTTTAGAGAAGGAATTCACCAAGTATGCCGAAGACATCAGAGCAGGGAAGAACGGTGCCATGGAACGCTGGATGCAGGAACGCTTCGCCAGGGGCTTCGAGAAATATCTCATGGACGGCAGCGCACCCACCAAAGAGATGCAGGGCGTATTCCGGCGGTTTAAGAAATGGCTGACCGACATCTACAAGACAGCAAAGAGTCTGGGGAACGTAGAACTCACACCCGAGATCAAAGACATCTTCGATCGTATGATTTCCACAGAAAGCGAGATCAACGCATGGGCCGCGCAGCGAAAATTGGAAGCGATAGATAAGACCGTCAACGTGAACCAGTCCGAACTGGGCAACCTCAAGGCATGGGCTGAGAGCGTCAAGGACAAAGCTCTGGAGAAAGCCATGAGTTACTACCTTTATATGGTGAGAGAAGAAGCCATCGAAAACTTCAGAGCCTCCATTTCTTCTGAAGAAGAGAGAACCAGCTTCATCGAGTCTCTGGGAGAAGAGAATGAGATCTATCAGATCGAGACCATTTACAACTCCGACGCATTCCCCACAAAGAAAGACCGTGACGAATTTCTCCAAATGGCCGGGCTCACAGAAAAAGATCTGGAAGAGAAGCTGAGAGCTGCTGGCGGCACTACGGAAGAACGGTGGAACAAGCACATCGAAGAGATGGTGCAGCACTATCGGGAAGAAGCATTAACCCCGGAAGCCATCAGGGGCATGGCCGAAGAAATTCTTCGATCCCCAGAAGGCATGGCCAAGAAGTCTCGCATCGAAGCCATGCTGCTTGAAAAGAAAGTTTCTGCTTACATCCATCTCGTCAATTCTATGCAGATGGAACTCAAACGGTCCAAAGACAAGAAAAAGACCGCGAGAGAAATTCGCAAGCGATTGGGACTTGTTTCCGAAAAAGAAACAACAGAGATCGACAAGCAGACAGGTGTGATTGCCAGGTCGGAAGATAAGATCGCAAAGCTAGAGAAGCAGAAGAAGCTGCTAAAAGAGCAGCTTAAAAAAGCGAAAGCAGAAGCCGAAGCAGCCAAGGGCGAGAACAAGTCCAGAAAGGAATCACAGACCATTCTGGAAGGAAACATGCGAGCCCTTGAGGCCGAGCTTGAGAAGGAACGCGCCCAAAGAGCAAAGGCCGACAGCACCACAAAAGACGCAGAACTCACCGCTGCTGATCTTGCGGTACAACTCCAGACCATGGTAGACGGCCTCAAAGAGTCCAGAGACGCCATGCGCTTCGACATGAAGGAAATCAAAGAGGATGCCAGAAATACATTAGGCGGCGAGAAACTCTCTCACGCCACCAGCTGGCGATGGTGGGAGAATAAGGCACAGATCGCAGAAGCCCGCGCCATGAAAGCGGCCACAGGCAATGACTGGGAAGGCGCTGCTTATTGGAAACGTGAGCAGGCGCAGTGCCTCACAATGGCCAAGTTCGCCAGGGCAAACGAAGAAGAAATCCGTCGTACCCTTCACGGAGGCGGTGGGAAAGTCACCACAGCGCTTCTCAACGAAAACGGCATGGAGCGCTACGGCATCTTAGGCATCCTGAACCGCATCTCCCGGACGGATAAACCCGTCATGATGAAGGACGACGCACGCTACTTCGTGCAGCACATGGCATACGTCTTAGGCCTCACGAAGAAAGACGGCATCTTACCTATTGACGAGAGCGGACAGGAGAGACCTTTCAACTGGCGCTGGCTTGCCGTAGAGATGAATCCCATGCAGGCCATGGACGATGATCGCTACATGGCCGAAGACATCATTCCAGGATGGATGAGAAGCGCTTTCGACGGTTCAAGCCCTATGAAGCTAAAAGACCTTACCATGGACCAGTTCCGAGAAATGGCAAAAGTCATGAAAGCTGTCTACAAATTGGGTCGAAGAGAGTACGAGGGGAATACCTTAGGCACCTCTTTCGATGACGCGGCACAAAAGATCCACGATGAGATTTTAGGCAATTGGACGCACCGCATAGCCACTCCGGGACTCAAGAACCAGACCGCCACTAGCCTGGACAGGCTGGGGACAAAAATCCACAGCCTCATCAAGGACATTACGCTTCCAGAGATTCTCATCGAACGGCTGGGAAAGTCTACTTATGAGTATTTCTATAAACCCATGGACAAAGCGGCTGCCCATCTGCGAGAGCTAAAGAGCGAAGCCCGAGTCACCTTCCGGAAGAACTTCGCGATCTACTCCAGAAAAGAATGGACGGCGATCCGAAGCAAGAAGCTCTACACCGTAGGGCTGGACGAGCGCGGTAAACCCGTTTCCTACACCAAGGAGCAACTACTCGCCATGGCCTTAAACTTTGGCACCAAGTCCAACAGGGAACGCCTCATAGAGACCTTGTGGCTGAGCGATACCTTGAATACCGACGAGAAAACCATACTGGACATGCTGGATAAGAACCTCACTGACAAGGACTGGGACTTCGTAGAAAGCGTATGGGAGCACCTTAATTCTTACTGGGGCGAGAGAAACAAAGTCCAGAATGATCTCTACGGCACGCCCCTAGGGAAAGTTCAGGGAGAAGATTTCACGCTGAAATCAGGCCGCATCATTCACGGCCAGTACTACCGCATCAAGTACGATCCATTAAGCAGCACGAAGACAAGCAATTTCTCGACAACAGACATCGCGAAAATGGACATGCAGAACATTTCCTCCTTCTCCCTGGGCATGGGAAGCACCAAGCAGCGTGCAGGAACATCCGGCGGGCAGAAGCTCCGCCTCGATCTCGACGTATACGTAGAGGCCGTCAATGAAGCCATGCAACACATCGCCATGCGAGAAGCTACTGTAGACGTCTACAAGCTCCTCAACCGAAAAGAAGTCGTGGCAGCCATCGAAAACACCGCAGGTCCGGAAACTCTTTCTCTGCTGCAGGGATGGGCCAAAGACTGCTGGCACTCCTCGATCAAGGATATGAGCGAATGGGACTCTACCCTAGGCAGAGCCCGGCGGCGCTTCAACTTCACAACGATGGGGTTCCGATTCTCCACAGCTTTACTGAATATCGGGAACATCACCGGCATGATGGAACGGATGGGAGCAGCCAATGCCCTAAAGGCCGTCGGAGATTTCTATTTTCATGGGAACATCGTAGAGCAGCGGCGATTTATTCAAACCAAGTCCACTATGATGAGAGACCGAGGGGCCACAATCGATCGGGATATGTACATGCAGGACAGATTGCCGGTAGGGAAGAACGAGTCCGAGTTCCGCTCCAAGATCGAGCACGGCAAGTATGGCGTCGACACTTTAAATTCCAAGGCCTACTGGCTGATCCAGGCGACAGATGAAATGTTTTCCATGCCTGAATGGTTATTCACTTACAAGAGAGCCATGGCCGCTATGGAAATCGAAGGCAAGCTCAATAGAGACGAGATGGACGCAGAAGCCGTGAGACTTGCCGACAAAGCTGTGAGAGAGACTTTCGGATCCAATGAAACCAAAGACCAGACCAGCTTTATCAGGAAGAACGGAATTCTTGCACAGATGACCACCTTCTATAGCTATACCAGCCTTGTCACAAACCAGTTTATCCGCGCGGGGTACGTCTTATATGACAAAGGAGATGTAAAGCCGCTTATCGCAGCTACATGGTATTGGTGGATCTTAGGAGCCTTAGTCGAAACAACCTTACGAGAAATCGGGGACGACTCTGATGATGAAGATAAATGGAAGAAGAAATTTCTCCATGTTGCTGCTTCCGGCGGCCCCATTGGCGGCGTCCCTCTTGTAAGAGAAGCAGTCCCGTGGACAGTAGATTTCTTTACCGGGAAATCCTTCGGATCCGCAGCCCCAGACGCTCCCTTCTTCGATACCCTAAAGCACATGGAAAAATTCCTCAGAGCCACCAAGAAAGGTGATCTCATAGAGATGGGGCGAGGAGCCACCAAAGCAATCACAAGGACATCCATACCCGTCCCGGATACCATCACAGATGCCTTCTGGAACTTCATGCGAATGGCCTGCACAGATACTGAATTCACCATGTGGGATTGGTTCAGAAAATCCCTATGGGACAAAACACTCAAGGAGAAGAAAAAATGATCGAACTATTTTATTATCGGCTGATCGATTGCCAGCCATGGGCAGACGCAGCGAAACGGTTATGGATAAACCTATGAAAGAGAAAAAGGAGGGTAAGAAATGATAGGTGCCGAAGTAAATCGAATCGTCTATAAGGGGGATGGGATTACAACAAGTTTTCCGTATACCTTTACGGTTCTTGAGAAAGCGGATATTGTCGTGACGCTTGTAGACAAGGAAAGCAAGAAAAAGACTCTCACGAGCAATTACTTCATTGATATGGACAAAAAAGAAATTACCTACCCGGGGTACGCGCCCGGAGAAGAACCTGCTGAGGCCGAACGGCCGCCCGTGCTTCCGGCGGGATGGTATCTTGTCATCCAAAGAAAAACGAAAATAGACCAGCAGACAAGCCTCGGGGACAAATGGCCCTTTGATGTGACGGAAGATGCACTGGATAAAATCACTAGAATTTTGCAGGATTTAGATACAGACTCTAAGCGGCATTTAGAAATTTCTGCAGAGGCTAGCGGCATAGATCCCATGCTTCCATCGCCTAAAGCCAACATGGGCTTTTACTGGGACGAGACCGGGACAAAGCTTGTAGAGGGCCTAAACCCGAAGGCCGCCAGCGAAAGCGCCGCCGCCAGCAGCGCCGCCGCCGCACGTAGTGCTGCAGCTGCCAGTGCCAGCGCGAAGAGCAGTGCGTACTATATGGAATTTGCCCAAAGGTGGGCCGCATCCAGTGCGAGTCCGGACGACAATGCGGACAGCGAGAGCACGACAGGGATGACGCAGTCTTCCAAAACGTGGGCATTGTATGCGAAGGCCAAGGCGGCAGAGTCAGCCGAGCGTGCAGACGCGGCCATCGACGCGGCCAATACAGCCAAGACCTATGCAGAAACCGCAACCAAGAAAGCAACGGCGGCGGGGGATAGTCAAACTGCGGCCGCTCATAGTGCAAGCAGCGCGAAGGCGTCGGCAGATCATGCCGGCGAAAGCGCTACCATTGCCGCAGACAACGCAGCGACCGCGACCACATGCGCCGCACAGGCGTCGGATGCAAGAGACGCGGCCATTGGCGCGAAAGATGGTATAGAAGCTGCGCAGGCCAATGCCAAGGCAAGCGCTACGGCGGCAGCGAATAGTGCGACTTCCGCGCAGGAGAGTGCGGAAAAGGCCAAAGATTATGCGGCTATAACGAACCCCGTGACATCAGTCAAGAAAGATACGACCCATGGCGGTATCGTCGTCACGAACGCCGCGGGAGACGTGGTGGTCATTCCTCTAGTGACAATTAGGGACGTTCAAGACCTGATTAAACAAGCCACTTATTTCACCACTGATACAAATGGAAATATTGTATTACGAGGGTAAGGAGGAAACATGGCAAATATTTGTTCAAGACCGTCTGCTATAGACAATCTAGGAACCGCATCTCAAGAATGGGGAAGCACTTATACTAAAAACATTAATGTGAGTAACACTGCCAATACTAAAAACATTAATGTGAGTAACACTGCCAATGTAAAGCAACTTGCGGTGAATGGGGATATTACCGCGACAGGTGACATAACGGGGGCTAGGGTTTTTAATGCTGTATACAACGACTATGCCGAATGGTTTGAAAGAGGTGATGACGCAGAAGTGGGGCATATCATTGCGCTTGACGAAACATCAGCACAAGAAAGATATGTAAAGGCAACGAACAAAAGTAAAGTTATTGTTGGAATCTGCACTGGAAATTATGCTCATATCATCGGCGGTGAGTATAACGATAATTATGAAACTTACAACCTAAAAAAATTTATTCCAGTTTCTCTTGCGGGGAGAGTTCCTGTTTATGTGAAAGGAACGGTTCATGTTGGGGATTTCATTATCCCAACTGACGCCCCCGGAATTGGCAAGGCGTCAAAAGAAAGAACAGGTGGCGCGGTCGGGATTGCCCTAGAACAGAATCTTGATAGTGAAATTAAGAAAGTAAAGGTGCTTGTGATTAAATGAACGAGAATATTTCCATTACTGCTACCATCTTCATTACAGACAAGTGCAATCTCGCCTGTAAGTATTGTTACGAAGAAAACAAGCAGTATCAGACAATCAAGAAAGAATACATCGACAAATTTATAGACCTTCTCTATACAGAACCGCAGTATAGCAAGAGGAAGTACATCGTCCTTGATTTTATCGGCGGCGAAGCACTTCTTGAGTGGTCGCTGATGGAATATGCCATGACAAGGTTTTTAGAGAAAGGGCGAGAGCTTCATCATCCATGGGTAACGGAACATCGCTTCACGTTCTTCAACACAACGAACGGCACACTCTTTGACGAACCTTCTATACGGGACTTTTTGAATAGGTGGAAATGTCTTAGGGTTGGGGTGTCCCTTGACGGGTGCAAAAAGGCACACGATATGAACCGCGTTTACCTGAATGGAAAAGGGTCATACGACAAGGTTATGGAGAATATGGAATGGTGGAAACACCGTGACCACGAGCCGATGGTTAAAGGCACGATGAACCATGACACGCTTCCTATGCTCGCAGATATGCTTATTAACCAAATTCAGCTCGGGTTTGAACCATGGGCGAACCCCATCTATGAGCAGAAGTGGACGAAGGAAGATGCCGAAGAGTATTACCGCCAGCTTCGCAAGGTGGTTGACTTCATTTTCCACCGCAAGCTCCAATTCAAACTGAAGCTGATTGGCAGGCAACGTGTTATCAAAGAAGATAACGAGAAGAGTAACTATTGCGGTAGCGGCGTATACATGGTAACGCTCGGTATGGATGGTAAACTGTATCCCTGTCACCGTTTTGCAACAGGGCGGCACCGTTACGACATTGGTGATATATGGCACGGCTTTGACAAAGAGAAATTCAAGCGGTTCAGAGAAGGGCAAGACAGAATCAACGAGCAGATAGGAAGCACGAAGCTACCACTTTGTTATTCTGCCAACTACGACATTGATGGTACTTTTGATTATCACAACAACGAGGAAATCATGACGGAACAGGAGTATAGGATTCACGACTACTGGATGGAAAGAATGAAGGAGATGAGCTTATGATTTATGTTTCAGCTATCGCAAAATGGGCATTGAACATGGAAGCAAAGGGTCAGATGAAACTTCCAGGAACCATCTTTGACTTTTTCTACGAGACGGACAACGAGCATTTCTTTGATGACTTCACACGCAAGGATAGCGTTTTCTACCCGAAGGGCGGAGCGCACTTCTTCTACACGCATGAGGGATTTAATGAATACCTCAAAGCAACAGGGAATGCCCCATGGCCTGATGAGGCAAACTTAAAGCCGGTTCAATTTATGAAGGTCATGCCCGACGGATGTGAAGAGTATACGATGGACTGGATAATTGACCATTTTCACGACTTCCACGCCAACTGGGAAACCCTTTGCTATTACTATAGCCCTCTTGATAAAGCGGCTATCCGCATGCAATGGGGAATCAATGAAGCAATCAGTGATTATATTCCGCTTCGCTATGAACTCATGGACATGCGGAATACCATTTCTGTGCTTATGGACTACATAACAGGGAAACTCACGAATGACGAAAAAGAAGCTGTTTCTGCTGCGTGGGAAAAGCGTGGAGATGTAGTTGGCGTCAAAGATTACTGCTTTCAGGAAAAGCGCGTCCGTGAAATCGCAAAGACCATCAGAGACCGTCACGAGGAGGAAGTATGAATATAAGTATTACAAAACAACACGGCGTAGAGCTGGACAAGAAAGAACTTGAAGGAATTGCCAACGCGGATGATTTCATGGTATTCCTCGAAAACATGGCATTTCTCTTTACAAAGCTTTGCAATTACAGCGACAAACTGGAGCTTACCCAAGAACAAAAGAGATACCGCTCCAACATGGAGCGAAACTTAGGCTATTACCTTCTTCGCAGGAGTGACCCTGAATGAATACCAAGCTCACGCACATCGACAACATCCGCGTGACAACGGGATACGACTGCAACTGTCAGTGCGAGTATTGCTCGCAAAGGAAAACAGACATAGCCTACAGGAATCGTGGGAACGGCACGCAGATAGAAACCCTCTATACGCTATTGAAGCAGCCGCACATCATCAAAGAAGGAACTCTTTCTATAGAGCTTGAAGGCGGAGAACCTCTTCTCCACCCCGAGGTCATCAAAGACACGGTGCGCCTTTGCGAACAGGTGAAAACAGACAAAAGAGACGTAAGGTACATCATTGTATCTAACTGTCAGCTTCTCAACGGCAAGGGCAGAGAAATTATCGGCTGGATGAAAGAGAAGGGCGTAGACTTCCAGCTCTCCGCCAGCTTTGACCATGACCAAAAGAACCCGCGAATTATCCGCCCTGATACTTACGAATACATGAAGGCGAACCATCTTTACACAACATATGTCGTAGCAGGGAAGCATTATCTAAGGCGTGCGAAGCAGAACATCGACTTCCTAAATGAAAAGGGAATATCCCCGATGGTGTTATGGAACTTCTTCGCTTATAACGAGCTGAAAGACATCAGCATCCGCCGTGCGTACCTCTCTCTTCTTAGAAATACGAAAAACCGCGCCAAACCATTTCGCATGTTTAGCGGTAACATCCAAGACTGCGCGTGGGCTGCCATCACGCCGCAAGGTCGCTTATACCAGTGCTTCCAAGCAAACTTTGGCGATGCAAGGCTTGACGAAGGTGAGAAATTCGCCTGCACTCATTGTAAGACGTGCGAGCTGAAAGACTATTGCCGCCAGTGCGTGGTAAGGAAAGCACTCTATGGGGATAACCTTTGCGGACTGATGAAAGTCCATTATGCGTTAGATTATAATGCGGAGGTGACGTAATGGCAGTCAAACACAATAGTATTGTTTCTGCAAGAACCGGCAATATATCCGCCACTATCTTTACCGACTTGCAGAACCTTTTAGAAAACGACGAAGCACTGGACGTCACATTAAAGCAGGTTGAGACGAACGCCGCCACTATACAGGCGTGCATGAACAGTTGCAGTCTTTCGTGCGGCGGAAACTGCAAGAATGTATGCTCAGGGTGTTCAAGTAGTTGCGGCGGGAACTGTACAGGTGGATGCACCGTTAATTGCCAAGACACATGCCGCAATGGGTGTACTGGATGCGGTAGAGAATGCGCTAATTCCTGTGGCAGTTCTTGCGATGTAGGCTGTGCTGGCGCACCATAGGAGGGAATATGAACAAACCGACGATTGAGAACAAAGGCGACAAGGTTAAGACTTCACTATACGACAGTCTGAACAAAATGCTTTCAAACGATAAAGAGTTAGACGACCGCACGCAACGCAGTAAGAATATTACCGATGCAGCGTACAAGAAGGTGACAGGCAATGGCGCTTAAGAACAACTCGCTTTCGGCGACATCGAAAGCGCGAGGAGATAAAATAACCACTTCCATTTACGACGATTTGGTCAAGCTCCTTGCTAACGACAACGGGATTGATTCAGACATCCAAGGTACACTCTCCAAGCAACCGACTGTCATCAACTGTATGAACGGATGTGCCATCGGGTGTGCCAGCGGGTGCAGCAGTACGTGCGGAGATTCCTGCACTAATACATGTGCCAATGGATGCACCGACACCTGCACAAAAAATTGTAGCAGCTGCGGAAAAACATGTGCCAGTACGTGTTCCCGGACATGTCGCGGGACTTCCTTTATTTAGGGTATAAGTGACATTTTGGGGCAAAGGGGATGTACATATACTCGTCCAGATGAAGAAATATACTATGACGAAGTGTATGTAGAGAACGCCAAAACTCATAAACCCTGGATGGGGGTTCTAAACGATGGTTATCATGACGGAATGGGGTCCGATAAATATACTCTTTCGTGGGCCCCTGAAATCAACACTCATACACCAGACGTCACTGATAGAAAGAAGGGAAAATCATGAATTTGGAGGGAAAACATGGAATTTGATCAGTTTTCAGAAGCCATCAGCAAAGCGGCCAGTCGTCTTGGAAACTACTGGGAGGTAAAAATCATAGCGAGTGGGATGCTAGCTGCTGCACAATTTCATCTTGAGCTTGTGTCCCTGTTCGTGATACTTATTGTCATAGACTTGGCCACAAAGTGGATAGAACTGGCGCATAACACAATCAAGACTGATGATTATACGCCTGGCCTTGTAGAAAGCATCAAGGCAATTCCGCAGGCCCATCGCATGGGCGTTATATCCAGCAAGGCGATGAAAGTGCAGTTTTGCGGGAAGATCATAGTCTATGTCATCGTAGTCATGGCTGGCTCTATCATGGATACCATGACGGAACAGGTACACCGTTTCGGTTTAGTTATGCCGCTTTGCGTATCTTACTTAGCGGCATCTGAATTTTTGAGCATTATCGAAAACTTGGATGACGCTGGCATTTCTGCGGTACATAATTTAGCGGCTTTAGTGAAAAGAAAGGGGCAGTCATGAAAGTCATAGATATCTCAGACTGGAATGATCATGTCAACTGGTCACACATGATTGATGAAGGGGTAGAGGGGGTTATCGTAAAAATCAGCGAAGGGCGCACGCTTTCCGAACTTTATGGGAAGCACATCTCGGCAGCCAGCGCCCGCGGTCTTTCATGGGGCGTTTACTGCTACACGCACGCCCAGACAACCGAACGAGCAGAAGAAGAGGCGGAGGTCGTCATTGAAGCCCTGGAAGCCTTGGGATACGACGCGCCGCCTTTGGGAATTTGGATCGATGTAGAAGCACCAGAGACCATCGGACAGGATAGGGAAGATGTGACCGCCATCTGTAGTGCTTTTATTTCCACATCCAACACGGCGGGATACTCTGCGGGCATCTATGCGAGCCTGTCTACCTTGACCGACTGCTTGAACCTGAATGATCTAGCTGATTACGTGCCCACCTGGTGCGCCCAGTATAACGATGAATGCAATTTCCATGACTATTTCCCTGGACGCATTCTGCAGGGCTGGCAATTCACGGATGCATTCGAAATTGACGGACGCAATTACGATATGAGCGAATGGTATTAAATGGAGGGACGATGTGCAGAATTACAAAAAGGCTATTGCTCTTTGCCTTCTGCTCCTTGCTTTGGCTGGCGGCTGGTACTTCTTCGCAGGCAGAGGAGATGTTTCAGATATCGGAAAGCGAGCTGACGAGACTCGAAGCGAACTCGAATCAGCTCGCGAAGAACAACGAGACCAAGCAGCAGCTCTTGACCGAGCAGCAAACGCAGCTGACAGAAGCCAATCGGCAATTAGAGACAGTGAAGAAAGAGCTGACCGCGTCCAAGAGCTTGAACGAAGCGACGCAGCGGTCATTAGAGAGAGCCAATCAATCCTTGCAGCAGTTAGAGGACGAGGCAAAAAGGAAAATTAGAGTGAGAACTCACCAGCGAAATTTATGGATTGCCATCACGGGATGCACTCTTTATGCTTACATCTCCAAGTAA